GGGTGCGGATAGGCGTAAGGTGTGTAGTCCTGCGACCAGCTTCCGCTTATGCACTTGTAGCCGAGGCCTGAACCGAATCCGTTGCCGCTCGTGTTCCATGAGCCCTGATCGGTGGCGAAGTAGCGCACGCCGTTTGTGCATGTGGAGGGGCGATTTGCCAGCGTTCCAAACCCCACGCCAATTCCGTTTGTGCCCGTCCCGTTGAAGGGGGCGGTGGTGCTGGTCTGAATTGCCGGCCCGGTAAGGCTGTTGCCCTTCCAGTTGTCGGTGTAGAAATCGCGGTTGACGATGGTCTGCTTCTGATTCGCGAGGTACTGCTGCGAGAGCGGAACGAACGGGGAGGTCGGAAAAGTGTCGTCCCACTCATAGATGGGGTCAAGAGCTTCATTGATGGCTGCCGAAGGGCTTGGGCTGGAGCCGGAGATGTAGTTGCCTTGCCCGCGTCCGCTCTGATCCATGCAGACCGTGGCACGGATGATTTCGATGGAGTCGCCGTTGTTGAATGCCCATGGCTGCTCGGGGATATTACCCAGCACGGTGATGGTGTTTGTGGTGTTCGATACAACTTGGGTAACGAAATTCTGCGTCACATCGTAGACGGAATAGGGCGCACCTGAAGGTACCAGGTTCGAAGGAACCACACTGAACGAGGTCGTGATCGTGTCGGTCCCGCCGCCGCTCGAAACTGTTCCTGAGGAGTAGACCGTGTTATCAACCGTGTCGAATGGATCGAGCGAGGTCAGGCCACCACAAGCGCCCCACGGGGACGATGCGTAAACGACTCGATAAGTGGTAGCGTCGAAAACCTGATTCCAGTAGGACGAGCCGGGATTGGAAGCAATCGCGGTATTACCCCAGACCATTCCTGTGCCGCCCCGAAATGTCACAAAGTCCTGACAGTTGCCTGAGCAAGATTCAGTGTTCCCGTAAGTCTCCGTGTGTCTTGCCGAGCGCGGTCTGCCTGTCGTATCCAATCCGTGGACGCTCGTGATCTGGAAACTGTCATTCGAAACAATCTGATTGAAGCGGTTTACTACCCTGCAGCCGCCGCTCTCAGACACTGAAGGGCCGCCCTCTGTGCAGTCGTTGTAGCTGGCGTTTCCATTCGTGTTGAACAGGTTGTTTTCAGTGAACCAGTTGTTTGCCGTACCATAAGAATCCGGCTGCGCCCACGAGTTATCGCCGTAAGCTCCGACGCCCAGATAAGAGGACATCTGGCCCTCGTAGAAATAAATGTCTGAGCCAACAGGGATCGTATTGTGATCTGCCACGCCAACCACGTTGTCCACATTCAGCGCACGTGTAGCATTTGATCCGTTCCCCGATCCCGACCATTGCGTTGCTTTGCCGAAAACGATGTTATCGATGCGGACCTGTGGCATCCCGCTTGATGTGCCTGTGCCTTCCATCGTGATCGGCGTATAAAGCGCCGTTGTCGAAGAAATGGGATCGATGTTCATGTTCTGAAGCGTGGTGACGTTGTTCGAAGATGCATAAGTCGGCGTGAGGTAGAACATCCATCCACTCGTCACGTTGTCCACGATGGTCAGGCAATTGGTTCCCGCGCCGAAGGTTGAAGGCCCTGTGTTCGGTGTCGCCCCCAAAGCTGTCAGCGTGATGCTGGCCGAGATTGTGAGCGTGCTCGTCCAGGTGACGGACTGTGTGCCTGAGCAGGGAATCTGGATGATGTCGCCATTGATCGCCGTATGCGTGGGGCCGTTGATCACGGCATTCACGTCTGATTCAGCTGCCGACGCAGCCGTGTACGTGCTCTGCGCGGCGAGCGAGAGCGGGAAGAGCAACGCGACAAGGAGGAGTTTTTTTATCATTGCGGCAACGGCTGGCATGTCACCGTCCCTGTAAATGTTCCTGTTGTGATCACACGAAACCCAGTTACCGGTGTTGCATTGTTGTAGACATATCCGCCCATGAAATTGTCAGCCTTGGTCGTAGCATTTCCGACATATCCAGTAGAACTATACTGTCCCATTTTTAGAGTCTGAGTTCCACCGGGATGCTCAAACTTAGCCCAACCACTTATCGCGGCAGATGTTGAGTAAGAATCTGTACTCCCAGTAGGCCCTAGCAAAGTTCCATTTACGTTAACCGTCCAAAGAGGCGTGGCTGCGTCCCCTGCGATCACGCCACCAAAGAATCGATTTTCGTAATAGTTTGCCCCTGTGTCGTAAGACCCAGTGTAGAACTGAATGCCAAATGAAACAGAGCTTCCGCTGATGATGATGTCTGAGTATCTGATCTCGTAATCGCGATAGCTCGAACTGAAGCAGGGATTGCTGCTAGGGATAAAATCTAGCTCTGATACTCCTGCTGCTGTCTGGGTTACAGGAGTGGGGTAACCGCCACTGGCTGCATTCTTGTATAGATTTCCGCTGGAATCGATCCCAACCACACTAGTCTGTGCAGTGGTCGGCAGATTATCGAATTGCATCCCCCCATGGAAATAGCTTGTAGCTGTTCCAGCGGAATAAATTTGATAATTGTGAGTGGCCCCTGAAATCTGGTCAATGCGCAGGCCATCGAATTGTGTGACCGTACCTGTTCCAAGCCCAAAAGAGGGAGATTGAAGCCACGCATCGGCAAGCTGCGCATCATTGCCTGAGCCGGTTTTATCCACCTGCGCTACTAATCCAGATTGATTAGTTACAGACCCGCTTCCCGGAGAATCAGAATAGAAGTAACCACCTCTAAATTCGGTGGTAGCCACGGTATTACTGTGATTATATGACTCACCATCAACGGCGCTGAGATTGTCGGCTGATGTTGTGCCGTCCAAGCTAAAATCTAATTCACTATATACAGCTTGCCCGCCAGCCGAAGTTACGGTTGGGTTGTACGTTAAGGCTGCGATTAGTGCGGTAGCATCTCCATCTGTTTGAGTCTCCTGTAACAGCAGGATAGACGGCACTCCGCCATAACCGTTGATTGAAGAACCAACTCCCGCGCTGGCGTGTGCTTGAACTGAAAGTGGTTCAGATGAGGTTACTGTCGCAGCAGTCGTTTTGCCGTCGTCGAGGTGTGAGTTACCGAGTGCAGTTGTCCCCGTCCAAGCTGGAATAAATCCAGACGTGCCCGACCCAGATACTCCCCCGCCACCACCTCCGCTGATCGCAGTCGGCGTTCCATTGTTGCAAATATAAAGAGTCCCGGTGCTGAATACGGCCCAGAGCGGCACGCCTGCCGTACACGATCCTGGAGGAGACGCCGGAATAACGCTCGGATTCGACACCTGCGCCGCAATCGATAACGGAATCAGCAAGAGGGATGCGAGAACGAGATTTTTTAAAACTTTCATTGCTACCTCACTTATTAGCGAACTACTCTGTAGTTCAAAGTAACTGCTCCTGGAGTAATTGTGCCTCCTGTGTTGTTTTGATAAAGCACATTGATAGTGTTGGCTGTCGGCCATTTGAAGATAGTCAAAGTGCCAGCAGTTCCCGGAGTAAATCCGGTTATCCCGGTAGGATTCCCATTAAAGTCAAGTTGAATGTTGTCCGTCGTCAGCAATCCTGTGCAGGTTGCTGTGGCAGGTCCGGCTGGATCATTCGCGCCTGATCCGATGGCGGTCGTTCTGAGAGCAATTGTTCCCGTGCAGATCGTCTGCGTGCCAACCTTGAGCTGATCTCCGGTCCCGAGGTCGTTGATGCAGGTACCCGGCGCAAAATTTGTCGAGCAGGAATTAAGGCCCACGTTATTTGTGCTCGTAGAGTCGAACGAATAGCCGGTTGCCCCCGAAGCACCGCTCGCGGAATTCCCGCCGATTGAGTTACCCCCGCAGCCGATACATTTGACCCCGGTCCCAGTATTGAGGGAGAGGGCGTTACTGCTGATCGTTGATCCGTAGGTGGAAGTAGGATCGATCGCATCGCCGCTGGTTGCAACCACCAGATTTCCAGTGGCCGTCAGATAGTTGCCGTTGAGTTCGATACCGGCAGTAGCGGTGCCGACAGTCGTGTAGAACTGCGAATTAAGAAGCGATGTGTACGTGGAACCATGAATGTTCGCGCCGACCGAACTTGTGCCGGAATATCGACCCCATCCTTCTTCGTAAGTGATCGGTCCCGAACCAAGGTTCTGATAGATACAAGCGTATTGGCAGTTGTCGAGTGTGTAATGCGTCCAGTGCATGTCGGTGCCGACGTTGGTCGAATAAATTCCGTAATCCAGATAGGCAGTCTCAAAATGATCAGACACAAGGTCGGTGTTCGGGAAAGTGCCATTGACATACGCGCCATAGATTGATCCGGACGTTCCGCAGGCGTGAGGAGAAGGAAGCAGAGCGCGATTAGAATCCATATTGACGGAATCCAAACTCGCCGCCGCATTCTCAAAGCGCCATCCTTGCAAGGTTCCGGTGTATCCGGTGACACTGCCAAAACACCAGTCGGCAGTCGAATTCGTGATGCGAGCGTTGGGGGACTGGCTGATGTCGAAATCCGTATTGCTGTCTTCAGACCAGACCTGATCGATGACAGACCATGCCGCATACGCGATTGAAACCCCAATAGCAGAGCCGCTTGGCGCGGTTGACCGCTTAACATCGACAGCCTTCAGTTGCACTCCATTGATCGCGTTGGAGAGGCTCGTTCCTAGAATGCTGACAGGGGTCGCGCTGGCCGAAGTCGAAATGATGCACGTTGGCGCAACCGAGCCACCGTAGCCGATAGCCTGCAAACTTTCCCCGATGAAACCAGTGTTTGACTTGTTAATCGTGAATGTGCCGGTGACTTTGTAGCATCCCGGCTGGCCGAGCACGACACCGTTCGTTAAAGCCGCTTCGGTAGCGTTGAGGGCTGTTGTGTTGTCGGTGCCGGTTGTTCCGTTCCAGTCGGCTACCGCGCCCCACCATTCCGGCCTTGCATCTTGAGAAGCAAGCGTGATTGTCGGCCCTGAGAAATGCTCTGAAGGCCCATCGTTTTCTCGAATAGGATTAGCGAAGGTAATCGAGACGCTTCCGCTCCACACCCCACCCTTGACAAACATCACATTGCAGCCTGATCCGATTGTTCCGCCGGCAGTGAATGTAATCGGCACACTCGCCCAGTAGGTCTGTCCCGCCGAGCACTTGCCATTGATCGCTGCTACCGTGGTGTCGGCGGTCGAAGATGCGACTACATTGTTGTAACCGGACCCACCTCCACCACCGCACGGTGAACCGGAGTCCGAAATCTGACCTGCCGTGCCTGTGAATTGCACGCAGTCGGAATTTACACTTGTCGTCGGGCCGGTGGTGATTCCTGCTCCACCTCCCGCGAGAGCTTTGCTGCTCGTTACGGTAGTGGCAGTGGCAGCGATAGGGACTTGCCCAGTCGTCATACCGCTCAGGCCATTTTCGCTCACGGGTGTCCAACCACCGTTGTATCCCTGCGACAGGCAGACGACGGTGTAGATTCCGCCGCCTGTCGTGCAATCGGACAAGCTGACTCCATCCCCAATGACCCATTGTTCGCCGACTGCGTTCTGCGGTAGTGGCAGGCTGGCAATCGAAACCGGATTGAGGTAATTCGGATAAAGCGGAGATATTCCAATGGCTCCGGTGACCGGATCAATGTCAAGTGGGTACTCGACCTGAATAGCTGTCTGCGGCGGAGGGGCGGGGCTGCCGGTGTTGTAGTAGATTTCCAGCCCAACAAGATTCAGGTATCCGGTCAACTGAGTACGAGGCCCTGACCCGCCTGCATTGAACGTGCAATTCGATCCAGAAATAACCGAACTCGATGTGCCGAGAAGGACGTAAAACGGGTTTACCCCGCTACCTGCCGCCGTAACTGTGCTTCCATTGCAAACGGTGTAGACGTTCGCACCACCAAAACTGTTGCCCTGCCAAATGACTGCGTAGACCGCTGTAATATTTGCCGGGTTGATGTAGCTCGGCAACGCTGCTGGGACGGTGTACGCGACGTCGTTTGAGGAAGGCGGAAAACCGCTGGAGTTCGCAAAAACCGTAATCGTCGCCGTTGTGGTGGTGTAGGCAATCGATGATGCTCCGCCACTCGACTGAAACGGTGTAGCGACCGTAAACGGCACAAATACGTGATTCCCTGAACCGGGGCCATTGACCAGTGTCGACGCGCCGTTGGGAACATAGCAACTCACGCGGCCTGTCGATGGATCGGCCTGCCATGTGCAGTTGGTGTTTGTTCCTAGTACCGCAGCCGGTGCAGCGGGCAGCACGTCGTTGACATCGAATACCTGGATGCCTGAGTTTGGTGGAAACAATCCCGTGAGCAGTGTGTCATTGTGTTCGAAGTTGGTAGTGTTGCCACCGCTACCCCCGCCCGGACATGTCAGGACTCCAGCCGTGACTGTACATGTGGTTCCGTCCGGTCTGAGACATCCAATCGCGGAATTAGTAGCAGTCGAGCAGGTTGCGGTCTCAACACCTCCACTTGGATTGAGGAAGGAGATGGTTGACGTGTTGGTGAAATTCAACAATGTCTGCGACAGATTGTTGACTGAGTTCGTCTCAATTGTGGGACCGCCTCCACCCCCTCCTCCCGCGCAGATATTTGCCGGTGCGGCAGCGAGAATCTGTGCAGAGATATCGTCGACACTGCCCGCGCCGGTAACTGTGATCTGAGTAATGAATGCGCCCGGAGGTTTGTAGCAGGAGAAAGTAAAAGTCCAGGTCGAAGGCGAGGGGCAGATTTGTCTGGGATCAGCGAGAAGGACAGAAAACTTGCCGTAGGAGTCGATCGTTCCATTGACAGTGGTCTGAAAAGTAGAAACACAGCCGAGTAACCCGAGTTGAGGCGAAGAAGAAAGATTGGTCCACGCCGCGCCAAACGACCCATTGGCGAGGATTGGGACCGTGGCCGTGGCCTGAATGTAGCCCGCAGGAATAGTCTGGGCTGAAGCCAGCACAGGAAAGAGCAACAGAGCTAAAAGGACGATCTTTTTCATTGAATTGCTCCTTGCACGTCCGGTTGCTGGACTTGTTGACTCGATTGCTGGTTTGTCTGTCCTGCACGGTTACGCTGTACGGTGACAGCCCATGTAGCGAGAATTGGGCTGATTTTCACTCCACGCGCTTTGGCCTCATTAATGATCTCCGGCATTGATCCACGCAGTTCGGGTGGGATAGTTGCAATCTGACGAGGAGTAGCACGGGTAAGGAAGTCCATTACCGGGGGATATTCTAATAGGGACTCAACGCCTAGCCCAGCGGCTCCAGCGGCGGGTATGGCAGCCAGTGGACGAAGACTTGCCGAGCCAGTCCGAGTCAGTTCACTAAGTATGCGAAACGCTGGCCAGATTGCAGTCCATCCTAGAAGACGAGTAGCCATACCCTGTGCACGGGAGTGAATGCCAGCGGCATTTCGCCGTTGGATTTCCTCAGCGGAGATGGTACGTGGTGGGGTAAGTTTCGGATCGTGAAAAGGAACAACAGGGTCGTCAGGTAGGACTGGGGGCAAGGCAAGGTTAGCGGCGCGAGCGGCAGGCAGCGACTCGACGACACCGGGGAGAGGCAGATTGGCCCCGGCGGGAACCGGCGTGGCCTTGGGCGCTGGGATATCGACAGCAGACTTTCGCGCAGGAACCGTGACTTTCTCTCGAGCAGTTCTACGAACATTCTGCGCGAGATTAGCCAGTGAATCTGAATACCGACGCAAGACAGCGATGCCGCGATCGCCAGCGTCGCCAGCGAATTTCTCTACAGCGACAGCAGGATCTTTTGCGAGGAGGGCCTGGGCCACGGGAGAACCGGAGCCCGAAGGACCTGTCGGCTCGTGAAATGTGTCCATGTAGTTCCGGTAGAAAACCCGTGAGTCCCAAAACTCTTTTCCAGCTCCGGCGCCGCTGGCCATCTCTTGCATCATGTCGCCGATGGCGTTGTGCAGTTCTTTAGTGGCCAGATAAACATCTCCGGGCAGAGTGCCTTTGGAAAGCTCTGCGCCGGTTTCCGTGTAATAGCCTTGAAGATCGCCGAAGGTGACAGGAGGAGCGCCTGCGCCCATTCCTTGCTGTTTGAGCACGTCATAAAGACGATTGGTTTTTGGAATCTGTGCGCCCTGATATTCGATGAACTCAGGTTCCGTCTCGGGGTATTTACCGAGGATGTCGCTGAAGGGCTTAGGAACGGTGGACGACCCGGATATCTTGGTCAAAGCAGCACGCGCACGTGTGCCAAGATCGGTCCCCGGTCGAGTTACCGTGCCAACTTTTTCACGCACGGCATCGAACATCGTACCGGCGCGATCACGCAAGGCTTTATCGAGTTGCTGCAAGCCATAGATCAGTTGCGACCCGCCAACCTGCAATTTACCTTCCTGATCGACCTTGGCGCGCTCAGCAGCGGTGGCCGCACGATTCTGCTGTGCCGTCTGACCGACCTTCTGATTGAGCGCGCGCTGCGCTTCAGCGTTGGCGCGGAGAGCCTCAGCGCGGTCTGTCGCGTACTTCTGTTGCGCGTCGCGCACATCTTGCTCGTACTTTTGTTTCGCTGCCAGATTCTTCGATTGGACTTCGGCACGGTCCTTGGCTGTTCCCGTGCGCGCCTTCTCGGTTGCGTCCCGTACAGACTGCGCATACTGTTGGCGAAGTTTGAGCAAATCGGCGCGATGATCGTAATCAGCCTTGGTTTGGGCCTCGTGCCATTTATCCATAGCCTCAGCCTGCTTGTCTGCATTGCGCAGAGCGATTTGACGATTATCTTCAGTAGCCTCACGAACGAGTGCGCGAGCCACACCGGGACCGGAGCCCGCCATGCGGCGGACAATAGATTGGGCTGCGTCTCCTGTACCTTCTGCTGCCGCGATTCCCGTGTCTGCTACCTTGCCGCCGAGTTTTCCAGTTGCGTATGCTGTCAGCGCGTCACCGCCAAGATTTCCGAGCGCGGCCATTGGGCCAATGTCAGAAGTATCCTGCTGCAATCCTTTGTAGGAGTTCTCGCCCATAGCTGCCGGGTCCAGACTTTCCAGTGCCGCTGAATCGCCGTGGCTGATGCCCGTTGCTGTCTGTGCCAGTCCCGCAGGCAGTCCAGCCAGGCCGCGTAACGTCCGGTTGGTCACATTGAACGGAAGCTTTTCAACGTTGGCCGCGGCAGCGTTAGCCTTCTGCCACCAATTTCCTTCAAGCGGCGTATCCGGCATCGTCTCGGTCATGCGCGCCAGGAGAGATTTGACCTGACCGGTAGCGCGCGACACGGAGCCGTTATGCGCTGTGTCCCGCTGGTAGCGTGGAGCCTCATCCGGATGGAGTTTGTATCCGGCAGCGATGGCGTCCTGCACACGATTGTAAGGGACTTGGATTTCCGGCTTGCTGACCTGCCCCGCATTGAAATCGTAACTGCCCATACGGTAGAGACCGTAACCAGTGCCTGTAGCAGGATCGATGGTGTTGGTGGTGAGATCGGGCGCGAAAGCAGATGAAACTGTCGTCGCTGGCGCAGCTTCGTATTGCGACCATTTATCGTGCTTGGCAGCCGGAGACGCAACCTCGTACTGTGCCCACTTGTCATTGGCTGGCATCAGGGTGATCCTTCCTGAATGCAGCTACCTGATCGCGGGGGATGTTGTATGTTTTGCCACCGGCCTTGAGCGTAACTGTGCCTTTTGGAGCAGTAGGTCCTGCCCCTGCCGTCCTCGGTCCCGGTAATCTTCCGCCCGCTGTCAGCCAAGGAGTCATTGTTTCCCGTATAACTCCCAGCGCGGATTTCAGCGCAGCTGGATTGGTTCTCCAACTTCCCAGCGTGTTCTGCAAATCTTGAATTGTGTGAATATTCCTGCCGCCGAATACTGCAACTCCGTGCTCGGACCCGAGTAAAGAAGACATCAGAAAAGCTTGCGCATCTGGATCTTGATTACCCAGCCAAACCTGAAGCTGAGTCAGTTGTCCTGCGCCTGGCCCTGTCAGGTTAGGATCGCGGTTCAGGATGCTCTCCATGCGATTCACTTGCTGGATAGCAGAGCTAGCAAGCATCGCGTTCTTTTTGTCTGCTGCGTCGGCTGTGCCGGCAGCGGCAGTCCGGGGCGGAGCGCCAGCCTTGTTCGCCGCTAATACCGCAGCTATCGGCACATATACAGCCGCTCCAGAATCATCGGTGATAGGTGTTATGTGGTACTGCGCATACGCTTTCCCTAGCGCCTGCATTCTCGCTATCCCCGGCTCGTCCATGGTACTCAGACTGGCCTGCATTTGCGCCGTCTCTTCAGCGGTTAACGGTGGTCCCTGTTTGCGGTCGGCAAGAAGCTTTTTAGTGTAAAGCTGCATGTATTGGGTTGCAGGAGGAAGCGAACGCGCAGCGACAGGCTTTTCCCATAGCACCGGATTTTCAATCTCTTTTCCCTCCGAATCGTAGTATCGGCCTCCGCTAAAAGAAGCGCCGATCGGCTGGCCATCCGGCCCTTTGAGAGTTACCGGTTTGGCGACTCCCATACCGGTTGCAGGATACGCGCCTGTGCCGCCGTATATACGATACCCAAGGTCTGCAAGTACGTTAGGGGGAACTTGTATCCCCATCGCATCAAAGGCATCTTTCAACCCCTTGGTCGCTTGCTTCAGTTCATCGGCGGGAGCCTGGCCGGGAATTTTGACAGCTTTGTATTCTCCGTTGACCAAGGAAGGCCGCATCCAACTTCCTTCAGCGGCAGAGTAGTAATCTTTGGTGCCGGGAATTTGAGACGGAGCGTTACCTGCAGTGAGCCGTTGCTGATCGAGTTGCGCTGCCAGCTTCTGTGTCGTAAGCTGCGCTTGCTTCAATGCCTGCTCTGAAGCAAAGTCAGCCGCGTCCCGCTGCCGCTGGGTGCGCAGGTCCGCGGCATCCGACATGGCCGGTGCAACTGGAGCAAGAACCGAAAGCGCATTCCAAAATCCCACGATTTAACTCCCTGCGGCAAGATCGCCTACGTAGTCCGGCTGAAAAGTGCTCATGTCCGGCGCCGATGCGCCCCAGTCCCATGAAGAAGTGTCGATCGGCGGCGGTGCGGCGCCGGGATTCCACTGGCTTGGATCGAGTTGCTGTGACTGAGTCCCAAATGTGCGCAAATAGTCCTGGAGAGTAGCAGGAGAAGGAGAAGAGCCGGGAGGACTCAATTGCGAAAATGCCTTGGTTAGCGCTGTAAGACCATTCTGCTGCTGAAGCGCCGGATTGATCGCTCCACCGCCAACGCTGAGCGCCTGAAGCGCGTCCTGATACCCCTGCTGCTGATTTTGCTGAATATAGGGAGCGATGGCCTGCGCTTCGACCTGCTCGGAAATCTGCGGTGAGTCGGAGAGCCCACGGGAAGCCAAGTAGCCCTGAGCCTGATTAGCGACTCCGGCGGTCAATCCAGCAGTCAGCGGCTGGGTAAATTTCGCAGCGTAGGCATTCATCTTCGCCGGGTCCTGCGCCAGAGACCGAAGCTGATTTTGATACTGCTGATTTTGGTACTGATTGTAGAGATTGTAGACTGTGGAGCCGAGGCCGGCGACACCGGTAGCGTCCTTTAGTATGGGAGCAAGCGCACCGAGAGTTGTCGCAGAAAGTGTACCGGACATAAAAGCCTCCTTAGACCAGCGGGTTGGCAAGCTCCAACTGATTTTGTGGCGTAGCCGGTTGAGTTTGCCAGTTACCGCCGAAGATATTTCCAGAAGTACCGGGAGCACTAAGGCCAGGCCCGCCGCTGCCGCTGTTATTGCGTAAAGCCGCCAAAATAGAAGCAATGTCAGGAGTAGGTCCGCTGCCACCAGGAGAACCTGTACCGCCAACGTCGCTTGTTCCCACACCCGTGCCGGTACTTGTGCCTGAGCCACCTTGATAGCCGGGATATCCAGCCAAAAGATCAGTCAAAGCGGAGGTTCCGGAATCAGTTAATGATCCGCCGGTCTGCTGCTGCGTCTGACCTTGCGCGCCAAGCACGGCTTCCTGCTTCGTAAGATTTGCCTGGTTGGCTTGAGCCTGTTGTTGCTGGGCCAAAGCCTGTTGCTGCGCTTTCTGCGCGGCAGATGCCTGATCGCTCGACTGAACTCCTTCGTAAACGCTAGTGCCAACGCCTGCTGCGCCTACCGCGGCAGCGATTAAAGCAGCGGTTGTGGCTGAGATGGTACCCGACATCAGAAACTCCTTTCCCCAGCGTCATTGGCCGGTAATCGTGATGATGTCCCGGTCGCCGTCTCTTCGCGAGACCAGTTGATCGGCTTCGGCAAAAATTTCATTTTCTGCGTCTTCGACTGTCTTGGCTGAAGTTGGAAAGATCATCGTCATTTCCACATCACCATGGGTAAGCGAAATCTGTTTGCGGCCTGCGAGACCAGGAAGAACGTTGTATCCATGAAGGTCGATGCGCCGGTCTCCTGTAACAAGAGTGCAGGGACCGGAAACGATCAAAATAGTGGCACGCAGAATCAGCGAGCCGACTGCGACCACGCCGGGACCACGCCGTATCGTCCGCGCATACATCCCGCCGTGGATAAGGTGCTCAGTAACAATCTCCACCTGCGGACAGGCCCGGATCAAATCGTTCGCCTGATTCATTTTGTCGAGCATCTCCGGCGACGGAGGAGTCAGTGCGCAAGGAGAGTCGACAACCAGATCGCTCATGCCCGGCCTCCCTTGAAACCGTTCAGCCAGTGGGTATGCTGATTGTGAGTTTTTTCGTAGCCGGTACGACGCGAAAGAACCACATCGAGCGCGCTGCCGATGCGAGCTGACGCAAGAAGACACCTGCATCCGGAAACGGTTGCAAATTGCTCGGCCGCAGCAGCGAGCATAAGAAAAGCGCCAGTCGAGCGATAAGCAGGATCGACGAACAGAGACTCGATCGCAGCAATATGATGACCGTCGTGCGGGACGATAGTGCGCAAAATTGAAACGAATCCAATTAAAAGCGGAGTTCCGGGTCGGTCGTAATACGCTGCAAAACACTGGATAACATTCGCTTTCTCCATGGATTCGTAGATCGCAATTTGAGGCTCGGCGTCGGGAACCAGGCACTCTTCGGCATAAGCCCGAAGAAGAGCGGGAGCAGCAGGATCGTCGAGGATCGCCCTGAAAGAAACGGGCTGAACCTCAACTTCGGACGCAATGACGGGAACGGCAACATCAAGATGCTCATTTATGACAGTCATCGCGCTCCTTCCTCGCACCAGCGTGCCAGCACGCACGTCTGCAATGAAACCTGGGGGTGGCTTCTGAGGATAAGTTTAGCGGGAGGGAAGAGGGAAGAGGCGAAAGACTCGAAACTTGCCATAACACAAGCCAAATCATCCAATGATCCTCCGCGCCTGGGAAGACTTAGGCACAATCGACCAATCCACGGCATCGATCACACCGGGGGCACCACCGTTGTTCCCCGAGATATCCAGGTGTGCTCTCTCGCCATTTATCCAGATTTTGATATTGACTTCGAACAGATTGGCCCCGCCCATCGGCACAATGTCGATAGCCTGCGCACCTACATTCTTTCCGTCCAGCCACAGGTTTGCAACAATCGATTTGACCATGGCTGCGTTTCCGTAGCCGCGGATGACAGCCTGCTGGAAAAAGAGACGCTGGCTTGAGCCCTCGCCGAACACATCCGGGCTTCTAAACGACCAGTTCACTGCGGACTGATCGCTCGCGCCCTGATCCCAGTTCAAATCGCCTGCCTGCAGCCGCTGTACTGTTCCGTCGGTCTTCCCGGCGAGAACCAGCGGATACCCTTCGCCAACCGCCACAGCCGAGAGCGCGGTGATGGGCCAGGGAAGATCGAGCACAGTCCACGCCTTCATTACCAGGTCGTAGACGAACAGGCGGGTTAACTGACCGGCAGACCCCAACAAGGGCATCGCACACATGTACATCGGCGGCTGAGTGGTCTGACCCGATTGTGCGAGGTAGAGAAAAGATGGATCAACAGAGGTGATATCGGATTCCGAGTCCACCCCGCCAAACAGATAAGGCCGAATATCCTCTGAAATAAGCCGGTCGTTGATGCCGTCGAATATTGCAAACCCCAAATGCGAGAATCGAGCGACGCCGAAGCCGGGCAAGAATTGAATCGACCGCGCAGCGATGCAGCCGAGATTCGTCTGCGCCGGCTGGATCTCGAACGAACTGGAGCCAAACACGCCGATAACCTGATAAGTGGTGAATTCCTTGAACACACACAGAGACCCGGTAGGAGATATGCCTAGCGCGGCGATCGTGAACGGCTGCAGTCCGGTAATCTGCGTCCCGTCGTCCCGGCCGATGAAAGCGGTGTTGACCGGGTTCCATGAGTTTGGATTGTTGGAATCGGACATCTTGAGGCAGGTCGGTCCATCGATCCCGGCGGCCAGCGCGCCCGATCCCGATGTCGTCGTTGTATAGAAGACAGTCACCTGGAAGGGCTGACCGATAAACACACGGATGGAATCGCAGGTCGCAGCCATTGCGAATCCAAAACTCGGATCGTTGACAATGGCGGGAGTAAGTGACGCCCCCCACAAGTCGCTTGAGCTGCCGTAAGACTCCGGCGTTATTGTCGTCGTGAAAGCCGTACCCGGAGTTTTTATCGTGCCGAGTACAGCGTTTGTATAGTACAAAGCGACTTGGGACAGAGTTCCCGTTGTGGTGGACTGCGAAGTCAAACTGGCAGTGACTATCACTCCCAGGATCGTAGCGCCGGATGGTATGGAGAATCCAAAGCCCTTGAACACCAGGTTCGCGAGCGCAGACGAACCGGGATTGAAGTTGGATCTCCATTGGGTGCCGACAAAACTCCAGTTTCCGGAACCGTTGGTTGTCTGCGATCCGGATGTGTGGGTCTGAGTTCCGGATGCATTTTGAAATTCCAGAACGCACAGCCAGACTACTGTGCCGTCGGCGGTAGTGCTGCCGATAGTAAAAACCCATGATGGCGCGCTCGAGCCTGAGACACCTCCGGTCTGCACCTGGAACAGCCACTGATTTCCAGAGCCATCCACCACAACGATCTGCTGACCGGCAACGTAAGTGTTGGTTGGAATCCATGAAGGATATGTGGTGGTCGTAGGGTGAGTGTTGGCCAGCCAGAGAGAACCGGCGTAAGCAACCGCATGAGCAGCGCCGATAGGGGCAACCGACACGACGATAGGACCGTTACAGGTCCACACCGCGCTCCCATCCGAAGTCTCAGAGCCGGTCGTAAAATTCCACGACGGCGTACTCGTTCCGGAGACGCCTCCCTGAGTAGCGGTAAACAGGTAGTTGATCCCTGCACTGAGCACCGCCAATTGCGATCCGGTGATCCAGTCGACCCCTGTTTGCCAAGTTGGATAGGCAGCTTGAAACGTGTTTCGAAGAGGGGTGACGGGTGCGATAGCCCCAAGCGAAGGATCGACTTGCTGCGGAGCGTAACCGTTACCGAGGATCAGAATGGACTCACCGGCAAACTGAACAATTTGTGGAAGCGGCCCGGCGACGCCATAGATTCCGCCGTAGGGCGAGAACCCTGGGATACCGGGAGTGGCACTGAACCCCACCGATCCGGGCGCCAGGGTAGCTGGCTGAGGCGGAGCAAATGGGAACGCCCCGGCAGTCACTTCGCTGAAAGTCACCTGGGGCGGTGCCGTGGCGAGCGTAGTGCTCACGTACAAAAGCAGTTCGAAAGTGTTGTTGAAAGTCGGCGAAGGAATAACGGCAGGAGAAAGAGGGAGGGCACCGGTGAATGAAAACGTGGTTCCGGCCGAAGTGCCCAAAACGATATAGCTCGGGAGCGGGGACAACGGAAGGCGATAAACGTAGTACACCGTGTACCCGGTTGCCCCGGCGACAGCAGTCCAGGAGAAATTAACCGTATCGAACGCGCCAAGCGTTTGAAATATCGAAGAGTTGTGAGGGTTGGTGTGCAAAGACCCAAGATTGGCCGCAATAGCGAATGTGTATGTGCCGGCTGGGTTGTCAGTGGATCCAGACGTACTGGAAATAGCGAAACCGGTGACGTCGGCAAGCTGCGGAGTGGAAGCGTAGGCCAGCAATTCGTAGTAGGGGAATTGACCCGCCTGGAGATTGGCGAACGCAGCGATAGCGGAAATGAAGGATGCAGGAGAGATGGCAGACGATATGGCTTGAGAGCCATCGGCGATTTGGAGGCTGCCGCGCTGGCTAAAAAACAGATTCGAGAGGCGGGTCAACGCACCGGGCGGCTGGGAGAGAGCACCGGTGGAGGCTACGAGCTTAGCGAACTTTTTTTGGCTGATTACCTTAGCTGCCATAGCAACAAATCCTGGCAAACGGCGAAAAGAGCGTAGGACTCAATACCAAAAAAGCGAACAAAAGGGGAAGAATCACTGACCCGAAGTACCCACCTGTCCCAGCCACGGTTTCGACGCCACTAGAACCGCCCACCTGCACCTGTCTCCGCATCATGACCTGCCGATTTCCCTTGATCGACTGACATTTGTTCTCGACCTGTTTCAACAATGCCTGTTGACCTTCGATATCCTGTTCCGCACCTTTGAACCGCGACGCCAAGTAGTCCTTCAACACATCGATCCATGCGGGAGGCAAGCCAAGCTGATTGTTGGCCTGACCGCGCGTATAGTGCGTTGGATATCGCAGGCCGGTCAGGTAGAGATTGCACTCAAGGACTTGAGTACCAGATGGCCATGCGGTCGCGAAAGTACCGCCCATACCCCTCGTGACAGGAGAAAGCGAGTTTGAAACATTGCCCGAGTAATAAACTAATTCGCAGGCGGAAGGGTCGGCTGGATAAGGCCCGAGGAGCGCGAGGCCAAATCCAAGTACCCATCCGGAAGATCCGGGGGTGTATGGAATCGCGGTCGCCGTGGCTGAAAGATTCCCACTTAAGACACCATTTCCCGAAGTCCTGCTCGATTGCGGATAAAACTCAACCTGCTGAATTACAGAGTCCTGATTGAGCACACCGGTCCCGGATATCCCAACTACGTTACTGTGCCGGAAGACGTCAGATTTGTTGCCCATCGTCATCGGCCAGCCGTCAAACCATTGATTGTCAATCTTGCGCCAGTTGGAAATGAGTTGGTATTGAGCCTGGCCAGCTGTACTTGGAATGCCGGTCACGTCGCGGATACCGTCAGTAAGCCCAGTAATCACGTCCAAGCCTTCCGAGATCCACCTATAAAGAGCCGCCGCGCTCAGCGCCGTCCCATCTGTGTCGGGCAGCCAGGCCGAAGAGCGCGTCGGCGCGAATCCCGGCGTGATGGCTCCCTGCCCCGTCCCGGTGCTCGAGAGCGTGAACGCAAGAGAGAACGCGCCTGTGCCACCGGAAGGAATCGGATACTCGGAATAACGGTCCTCACCACCCGCCGCGCTGAGTGTGAAATAGACGCGCAGCGAAGTCGCAGCGAACGAGCAGCTTCCAACCAGAGTGAAGGTGGCACCAATCGCGCCGGTCGTGACATCGATCTCAGCAGAAGCGGGAGACTCACCCCACGGGGTGAGTTGGGTGACCGTGAACCAAGCGGCTAGAGAACCAGTCGGGAACGGAGTGACGGAGCTAAGAGTGGGCGCCGGAAGAGCGGAAGGAACGTCGGCGGCTTGCTCACGGAGCGCCATAAGTGCGTCCCCGACTAGTGACCATTGACTCAAATCACACCCCCGTATTTAACAAGAAACCAGTTCGCCATTACGTAAAAATCCATGCCAGGTCGGTGTAAGAATTGATCCTGCTCCCGCAGCGCAAGTGTCACCATTCTTATCGACTGTCAAGTTCGGCGGCTCGCCATGGCGCACCCAGCACTTGTGCGGCTCGTTAGGTCGTGTGCAGTTACTGCAAGGGCCATCGATGTGCCAATCGTGATTAACGGGGACCTTGCAAACAATCGATCTTCCATCTGGGCCACAGTTCGCAGCCCAGCCATGAAGCCACGTCGCATCCCACATCGCTCCGTCCGGCGCGTCGCGCAAAGTCATCTCTTCGCCAGTATCTGCGCGGCGGTAGATGTGAGAACTGAAAAGTTGACGTTGTTCATCTGGCGAATCTTGAAACTCGTACCCGCAGGGACAGTGAGTCGGCCAAAGCGGATGACCCTCAAAATCTTTGGCTATCTGACCACTGTCGACCCAATGCGTGCCATCCTCGCTCATCACTTCACGCGATTCGTCAAGGAACGTCATCGCGTCGTGATAAGACATTGGACCGGGACATTTTGAACCTCCTGCGTACCGACGCAGATATCGCTTTTCCCGATCAGTCGGCTCAAGCCAGAAACACTTAATTCCCAATTGAACCCTCCTACAAAAAGAAGGCGGATGTCCCCGGTCAGTAGGACATCCGCCGATGGGACAGCGGCTATGGCGACGGGCAACAAAGATCAGACGAGCGAGACTTCCGCATCCAGCGGAATATTGGTCCCTCCGCCGCCGGGTGTCGTGACAAACGCTACTGAGGTGATCGACACATCCGTCTTGAATTCACCTGTGTAGTCAAGATAGTTGGTGGCTACAGATGCCGGAATCGTCGCAACAGTCCATGTATTCGTGCCATCGGAGACAGTGACCTGAAGCGCGAGAGTCGGAGTACCTGTCGCGCCGGCCATGCGCAGATGCCACTTGCCGGAAGTCGGAGCCGGGCCGCCGTTGAGATTGAACGGTGTGCCTCCGGTTGAAGGTGTGGTGGCCGTCGCGCCGATCGTAAGGGTTAGAGCGGCCGTGGTGGTGGGAGTCTGAGTCGCAGCCCCGTAGAATGAAGGCGAGCCGAACCCCGGCATGCATTGCGAAACTGGATTTGCAAAAGGTAGCGCCATGGAAGTTCTCCTTGGGGTTGGAAGGAGAAGGTTGAATCCGGGTCACAGGCCTGGTCTGCCTTCTCCTCCCTTGGCTCGTTAGGTGATCGCTGTGAACGGCACGTTCATCCTGGGCGAGATGCAACTCAGATTCCAGGTCAGATACATGCACGACACGAGAACACGCTGGTTCGACGGCTTCAGGAACGGATCCACGTTGAAGTAATCCGCCTCATGGAAGACCGGGAAAATGTACTTCGAGTTCAACAGCAGAGCCTGATTCGCGGTCGCGAAGTAATCGGCAACCGTCACCGCGTTGTTGAACAGGAAGTGATTGCGGAAGCCAACCTGCAAGGCTTCGTCATCCTGCATTCCCTGGCCAAATCGGATGTTGGCGACAAACTGATTCTTGAACGCCGCATACGATGTCCGGTTCATTACGAACAGATCGGGCTCGTCATAGCCCCAGGTGACGGACTGGTATCCAGGCTCGGCAGTCGCCGAAGACAACGCAGCGGAACCGCCGGCCACAGCGGTCGCGGCCAGCCACCAGGCATTCGCCGAGGACGCACGATTAATGCCCGCGATCGTATTCGTGGTCGACACGACCCACGAGTTGAGATCGTCCACGTCAAGCGAGGTGTTCTGCGGCGAGGTGTGCCACAAGGCGCGCGAGAGCTTCTGCAGGAAGCTGCCGGATGCGGTCTGGAATTTCGCCCGGATGATGTCCAGGTTGTTCGAGCCGCCGCGGTTCAAAATGATGTCGGTGATCGGAATCACGACAGGCTGGCGGTACGGCTTCCACTGCTGGTTCGCCGGCTGCACGGAATCGACGACCGAGGTATCGAGCAACTGGTCGCCGTAGTACGCGCCGCCGGGAAGCTCTTCCTGGTAGATTTCCGGGAAGATCAGTTCGCCGGCGCCAAACCGTTTGCCCTCTCGGGTGAGAGCCCAGAAAACAGGGGAGGGCTTGAACACGTTGTCGCCGAGGACAGGGACGATAAATTTCTGGGAAATCGCGTTGACGTTGTTACTCAACTGAACCGGTGGCGATGCAAGTCCCAGTCCAACCACGCTATTGGCCATGATGGCTGCTCCTGGTCCAAGCGAAAAGGGGGAGGATCGCCGGACGGGTTAAAGGTTAAAAGAATGAAGCTGAGATAATTCTCGGCCCCACCAAAACTTGCTTACTGAACTCCGCCACCGAAACTGGCCGTCGAGAGCGCCGATTTCAGAACATCTTCATCCGACATCGCTTCCGACATCGCTTCCTCGAAAGACTTGACGGCACGGACCTTGTTCCCCTTGGAATCGGTGCGCTCGTTGTAGGGAATGAATTCACCTTCCTTGGGCTTGGCCGTCTGCGTAAGCGGATTGCGCGACGGAGGAGTAAGGGTGGAAACGCGATTCTTCTCCTCGAGATCCTTCGTGGTCTTGGCGATCAGATCAGCCTTGGCCGCGTCCAGTTCAGCTTTCTTACGATCATTCCAGGTCAGCCGGTCCACCGCATCGGGGATCTGAAGAAACCCGTCCTTGTCCTTGAGGCCATGGTCGGAAGCATATTTGTAAGCCGCCTCGTAATCGACCTTGACGTCCTTGGGCAAATCCTTGGTTGCCGCGGCAAATTGCTGCTGATACGTGTCGTTCAAATAGCGGCCAACCGAGGTGTTGACCACACCGGTCACCTTGCCAAGCGAATCAGTGAGGGTGGATTTGAGCGAATCGAACTGAGCCGGCAGCGCGTCGAGCTTCGTGCGAAGCTCATTCAAAGTCTTGTCGCGCTCAGCTAACTGAGCCTTCATTTCCTTGACCACCGGGCCAAGCAAGGGGTCGTTCTCGTCAAGACCATATTCGGCAGCGGCAGCGCGACGGAGATCGGCCGTCGTAGTCTGTTGCGTGGTTTGCTGAGTCGTCTGCTGCGTCGGCGGAACGATTCTGCCGTCCTGCGCGATCCAGCCGGCCTTGACCGCATCCTGAAACTTGGCTGCGAAGGCAAGCTCGGCCTGGCCGAGAGTGTTCTGGCGCTGCTCGATCTGCGCCGTCAGAGCCTGGCGCTCAGCGACAGGAAGAGCGCGGATTTCTCCAACATTGACCGTAGTCCCGTCGGGCAGGTTCAGCACCATGTCGTCAGGATATTTGCCGTTCTTGAGAATGTCATTTAGAGCCATGGGGGTAGGTCTCCTTCTATTGTTGTGATCCCATTCCGTTGACCGGCGCATTCTGGCCAGCAGGATTGGGGATGGCTGCGTTGTTGGTGATCGGACCAGCCGCAGCCGTGGTGGCCGCTGCCTTCTCCGCTTCCTGGATACAGTTATCGAGATACTTGACGACCTGAGCGAGATTACGCGTGACGCCGGGCATGGTGAAGGCGGCGCGCGTGTACTGCTGAACAGCCATCGACTTCATCGAAGTTAAAGACTTGATCATGGCGTCAGGATCGGCGCCCTGAAGCTCGGCCAGTTGCTGAGAAAGCTGAAGGCCAGCAGGAGTTGTAGGGGGCGGGGAGCCGGGGGCTCCCGTTCCGCCCGCACTTGGGCCACCAGAACCACCCTGACCTGTCATCCCAGGCGGAGGAGGCATCGGACCGCCGGGGCCAGCGGGAGGGCCGCCGTTAGGCGCTCCTCCTGCGAGTTTCCCGATCAGTTGCCGCGCCATCATCTGCGCCAAGGCTGGATTCCCTGCTGCCATTTAGATCAAATCCTCGTTCGATGCTTACTTGTCAGACCAGTGAGGCTTGTCGCCGCCTTCGGGGATGAGGCCAAGAGGATCCTTGGGCATCGCAACCGGATTGTTGTTCACGTCAGGACCGGGCTCGTTGCCTACGCGACCGACCGTGAGGGGGGATTTCAAAATTTCGGAGTTGAACGTATTCCCCATCGATTCCTTGATTTTAGCCATTTACGGCCTCCTTGATTTCATAGTTGACGTGCTTAAGTTGGCGAACCTCATGCGCCATCTGCTCGCGCATTTGAATTACATTGACTGGGATACGAGTTCCCCGTTTGCCTCCGCCGTTGTGATAGGTCTTGGTCTTCTGAAATGCAATGGCAATTTCAGCCTGTTCGCGTTTGATGACGAAGAACGGCATACAGCCTTCAAGGATTTGCGCGGCGAGTTTAGCCTCTACCTGCCAAATATGAACTTGCCGCCACTTCTTCCCCGTGCCCATATAAGCGACGATGCTCGGAGATTTTTGTTTCTGACGGCACTTACCAACACCAAACGTCTCAAAAATCCAAACTGGCAAGCGTGGATCCGTGTTGGTGACATGAATCTTAAGAGAATGATTCCTTGACTTTCCGAGCGCCTCTTGCCCACGGTTAGTGTGGATGTTAACGCATCCCTCACCATCGATGTAGGCCGCAAGCCGCGCCCAATCGGTATCCCTGATATCGACCTTGAGCGTTCGCCGGTTTGCTTGCTTAACACCTGCCATCGAAGTCCTCTACTTCCGCTTCCCGCCGACCCTGCGATCCACGTTCCGGGTCATCTTCATGATCTTGCAGCTTTTCATGTTCTGCTCCAAAGTTTAAGTTGGGAGTTGAGCCGAAGCGGGTTTCCCCGGCTCCGGCCTTCCTCCTGTCTTGCGCATCGACCGCTTTCGGCAAGCGGGGTGAATTCTAGTCCCCCACCAGTTCTCACCGCCGCCGTCGAACAAAAGGAACCTAAGTTCCCTCTACCTACGAACGGCGGCGCGCCGACGCTTAGATCGTCTACCACCACGAGAAGCCATCGTCGAGCCTCCTTCGCTCCGGGTTGCAACGACAGGTGTCGCTGCTGGCTAAGAAGACGGGGTGCGAAGGGCAACAGCACCGTCTCCGGGATGAGCTAGGTCCGCTTCGATCCTTTGCGGGAATTCTTAGCGGCCTTTGCCCGCATGTCACGCAGAAACTTCCGGGGCTGGCCAAAGTCTTTGACGACGCTGGAAGCTTTGATTCGAGGGGTTCCGGCCATCTGGACTGAGGCTCCTTTCGGGAGTTGATGCGACGACGGACGACAGGGAGGTAGATCAGGTCAGGCGAAGATTTCTCTCCGCCGCCAGATTACTTCCGTTTCTTTTCCTTGCGATGACGACGAGCCATGATGTTCTCCTTTACACAAGCACGAGCACGAATGCCGGGTGAATGTGTGATTGGAGAAAGAATATTAGCGATGGGAGGGGAATACTAGACAGGTTCCATAACACTAAGAGCCGAATCAGTAGATATTTAAGATAAACGTCCTGCCCGAATGCAGCCTGCTGCCGCGGAACTGGCACACCGGAACTCCGAATTCGGCTAAAGTTCCGTTTCCGATCCACCAGTAAACAGTCTGAGGATCACGGCCCGTCACACGTGCAAATTCTTGAACAGTCAACCAGTGGGATCGCCAAGCATGAGATGGAACAGATCGGACAGGCTCGGACTCTTTGTTTGCAATCGTTGATTCCGTCATTTGCGCCCACTCCGAACTTTAGCCAGCGCGGCCAGGGCCTGCTGCGTTTGTTGCTCCGAAGCAATTCCCTCGGGATCGGGGTAACCCAAAGTCCGCAGCCCGCGCTCCGGTCCTACGACTCCAGATTTCATCAAGTCTGGCGTAATTTTTCGGACGATCGCTTCGCTGAGTGGCCGCACTGAAGCTTCGTCGAGCGCCACATCGTAGGTCGAAGGATCAACCATGCCCGCCCATGAAGCGAGGGTAATTCCCTCGGGTCCACGGTAAGGAAGATTGCTCTTGTCCATGTACCGACACATGCTGTCGAAGAAAAATTCTCCAACCATCTGCGCCGTCTCCGACAAAAATCGTCCAGCCAATTGCAGCAATCCCGACGATTGCAAAACCGCTGAATCGAATAAATCAGTCGACACGTTGCCGGCGCCTGGATCGCCCTGCCGGGAAGCTGAGAATCCAAGCACGTCGTTCTGCAGCGCGAGAAGTTTCTCGGCGCCTTGCATGGCGCCCGCGCCGATCGCACTGGGAGTAATCGGCTGAGGCGGCCGGCTGCCCGGCTTGATTGTCACGACCTCACCGGGCAGACCTCCAAAACCGTCGATATCCACTCCAGTATTTTCATCTATAATCCATAGCGCGTTGTTCATACGCAGACCATTCTCGAAGATTTGCGAATAAAACCGCTGAGCAAGCCTCTGCATATTCTCAGTCATGCGCGTGACGGGAATCCCCCATGGACCGAAGAGAGGAGGCAATGTGTAATTTACAAACAACGGAAATCTCGGCGCTGTGATGTCGCGACGTGGAGGATATGGATTGTCGCCGTCTTGAAGCACAACGCCTTCGCACTCTATCAACCAACGGCCATTCGGATATTTGAGCCGAACTTCTGGATCGATCAAAGACGTAGTCGGTACATCAGGCTTCTCAACAGCCTCGCGTGTGTAGTCGCGACAAAAGCAGTGGGTTACCAACAGCATTGAGTCAGAAGATTGTGTCTTCGCATTCTGACCGGGAGAAGAAGGCATCGACGACATAGGCCCTGGGGGCTGCGAGATCCCGTAACCGGAGTCGCCAGAAAATGGTTGAAAGCCTCCGCTGGTACGACGCGGTTGAACCGCACGCGAGGTCTCCGGCCATTTGAGCCGGATATCCTCCAAATTCATCCCCATAGACCAGCCAGCGAAAGAAGGATTCCAAGTATAGTCCGTGTTGGGATCGAAGAAGACCATGCGAGGGTCCATCGAACGAGCCCACATACCGCCGCGCGCACGCGAAAGATTCGGATCAAACCCAGCGACGATCCAGCCAGCTCCGCAGTATCGCGCAGTCAGCCCTGCCATCAGGAGATGCAGATTCATTTTACTGATCTGCCACTGAGCTTGAAGTGAAACCTCTCGCGCCAGATCGCGCGCAGACGATGAGGGAAGAGAAGAATCCGCTTGCTGCGCACCTTGGTAAGAAGGATCAGAAGAACCGGCAGACGGAAACACATACATGCGAGGAGAAAGATTCGAGACTTGATTAGCCTCTTCAAGCATGATTCGCTGCAGCATCGGAATGGACAACGAGGGCCTGTAGACCGGACCGGGGGTCATCGCATCGGAAAGATTATAAAGGTCTTCAGCATTCTTGGCGAAGGATTCCCCAAGAGCCTTGTTGCGGGCTGAATCTGAAGCCTCTCGCCATTCGCGGATATGTCTTGCCCTCGGATCTATATGCTCCTGCTTCGCGGACTTTCGAGCAGTTCCGATGAACGTAATGTTTGCGATGGCCTTACCCTCTTTTGTTCATCAGCATAGCACTTTTCTTTGTGATACGATGGGGAGTGTCGGTGTTGAAGCACCGGCAAAGCCTAGCCGCTGACAAGGAGCGACCATGACACCCCCAAAATCAAGTGTACTGCGTTACTGCAAATACTGTAACAAAGAATTCTACGTGCACCCCTACCGCATTAAGCGTGGCTTGGGCGAATTCTGCTCTGTTTCATGCAGCGCCAAGTTTAATAACCCAACCCATGGAAAATCCAGGAGTCGTACTTACAGAAGCTGGGCAATGATGCTCCAACGGTGCACCAACCCAAACTACACGGATTTTCCAAAATACGGAGGCGCAGGCATCACTGTCTCAAAAGAATGGAGCGAATCGTTCGAGGCTTTTCTTTCTGACCTCGGAGAACGTCCGATTGGAAAAAGCCTCGATAGAATCAACGGATCTCTCGGGTACTTCAAAGGAAATTGTCGATGGGCTACACGACGAGAACAAAACCAAAACTTGAAAAGCAATCACCTACTCACATTTCATGGAGAAACGAAATGTATTTCAGAATGGGCGCGCACAATCGGCTTGCCTTTTATGACAGTTAAAAATCGCATCGACCGCGGCGGATGGACCGTCGAAGAAGCCCTCACCATTCCGGGCACCAATCACTTTCCAATCAAGGTAATTCGCAAGAAGCGTATGTGCGCGGCGCTCACGAATATACTCTCGTAAACCTATGCGCGCGACCGGCTACGGCGTCGCGTTGCCTTCTTCAGACCAGTCCGATGGTGGAACTTCCCCGCCTGAGCGTTCAACGCAAATACGCCACGGCCGCGAACTTTCGGATCGCTGCTGTGAGAATCTTTTTCCGCCTGCTGGTGCAAGGAAACTCCACGGCGTTTGGCCTTGGCCGTCTCCGCACCTTTTTTGGACGGATGCACCGGATTCCACTCGCCGCGCGCAAACTTATGTTTGGTTGCCATGGGACTCGCCTCCTATCGTAGCATCCCTTTACCACACAAGCACATCAATTACGTCGCCGCTCGTTCCAGCGATGTAGAACTGACTCGCGTCTCCCTGTTGTCCTGAGACCGTACCTGTGCTGCCGGCACCACCGGGAGTAAGGAGAATCCCTTTGGTAGACGAGACCGTGGAATCGCCGTATCGGATGTTGTGCGTGGCGTTGTTCTGAATTGTCATTTGATTAAAGTAAGTGGATGTGACAACTATCTGCGTCGCACCTGTGCCGAGAGTGACCTGGATCAAACGCGGAGTCGTAGCCCACGCTGCCAGAGCGCAGAATAAAACTACAACGAAGAAAACAACGATTTTACGGAAACGAGAAATCATGGTTACGCCCTCTTTCTGGTACGACGGGCCTGAGACTTCTTCACTGCGGCGTTCGCGCCACGAATTGCACGCGAATCCGAGCCTGTCCGCTCGAGGATGGAATTCGCGATTTCACTCCACTGTCTTTTACGTTTTGGTGATTTTACCGACTTGTTGTGTTTCGAAACGTCGCTGGCTCGCCATGGCACGATTCTACCTCCGCTTCGCCACCGGCCGCGCTGGAGTGCGCTTCGGAACTCGCTTCGCGGATCGCGCAGCCGCAGGCGCCGCTGCCGCTGCTGCCGCAGCAGCCCGTTCAGCGTCCTGTCTCGCCTGAAACGATCGATTGGCCTGCTGAACCATATCGTTGTGCCAAGAAGGATCTACGCGCGCAGGGGCAGGCGGGTCGTAGCGGTTGCCTATCCGGCCCAGCATACGAGGAATCGCCAGAAGAGTGTCCGCAGCAGGATTATCCTGTGGCATGGATCAGGCTCTCCTTCCGCCGACGCGAGGGCGGCGACGCCTGGCTAAGCCGCGAGAACGATGACCACCGAAGGAATGGGCAACGGGGGATGAAGCCTCCGCCCCCGCTTCTTGAGCTTGCCCATCCCGAGACGATTTCTTTTTGCCGGCCCTGGTGCTGAGCACCTTGCCTGCGTGCCCCAGCGCTTCGTCAGCAGTCGATGCAACGCGGCGGATAGTGCGTCCGCTTTCGTCCTTCTTGGTCGAGCGCTGGTAGTGCTTGACGATGTAGCCGTTGTCGGCAGGCTCGATTGTAACTTCCGGATCGTCCATCATGCGCGCGCCGACTTTCTCTTCCCACGGCGGGAACTGGACACACGATGGGGAGTCGAAACCGACCCGCCACCGGAGCGCCCTGAAGGACGAGCTTCGGCGGAATTGTATTCCTTGCGCGGATTCTGGGGGAGGGAAGAGCGGAACTCAGGCGGGGCTCCGGAGTCCTGATATTTTGCGCGGGCAGTCTCAGACATGCGTATCCCTCTGCTGGTTGGAAGGATATTATGTGTGGGTAGGGAGTGGACTTTTACGCCATAACACTAAGAATGTTGTGGACATAGATGAAAGTTTGCAATAAACTCCCATCATGCGTTTTATCAGTTTGTTCAGCGGAATCGAGGCCGCAAGCGTAGCCTGGATTCGCCTGGGTTGGGTCTGTGCCGCAGTAGCCGAAATCGACAAATTCCCCTGCGCCGTTCTGAAACATCATCACCCAGACGTACCGAACCTGGGCAACGTGTGTGGAATCACCCGTGAAATGCTGATTGCGATCGGCCCTGTCGATGCCGTCGTCTTTGGGTTTCCCTGCCAGGATTTATCGGTCGCCGGCAAACGCGCCGGATTGAAAGGATCACGTAGTGGACTCTTCTTTGAAGCCATGCGAATCGTCGAAATCTGCCATGGACTCTGGGGAACTCGCTGGACTATCGCAGAAAACGTCCCCGGACTGTTTTCTTCCAACTCAGGACTTGACTTTGCGGCAGTGGTTGGAGAACTGGCTGGAACCGAATTTGCTGTACCCAAAAACAAATGGCAAAACACCGGAGTGGCTCTTGGACCCCGAGGACTCGTCGAGTGGACAGTTCTGGACGCGCAATGGTTCGGAGTTCCGCAACGGCGCCGTCGCGTCTTCCTTGTCCGAGATTCTGGAGACTGGCAAAGTCGACCGCCGGTTCTTTTTGAGCGCCAAAGCCTGCAAGGGAATTCTCCGCCGAGCAGAGAAAAGGGGCAAGGCGCTCCCACCATCCCTTCGCGACGCTCTGCTGGCGGTGGCCTCGGAACCGACTTCGACTGCGACGGAGGACTTGTCGCCAACACTGGAAGACCTGCTGAGCTAGAGCCTTCGTGGTGGGACGGCGGACAGGTAAGCCAGACTCTTGATGCTGTGCTGCAGAAGGGCCAGATGATGCCCGAGAAAAATAGGTTCCCCGCAGTCCTTGTGCCGCAGGAAACCTTCAACGAAACCGGCGCTGGCTGGTGGAACGAAGCAAAAGAAGCGACAACAATTCGTAAAGGCAATCTTCAAGGACAAGGGGGAGCCAGGGAAAGCACCCTGGTCACTCACTCCCTCCGCGCCGACGGATTCGACGCCTCGGAAGACGAAACGGGAAGGGGGACGCCGCTAGTGCCGGTGGCAATTGCATTCACGGGTATGGCTCAAGGAGGATCTGAGTGGGCTCCCCCCTCATGCCCGACACTTGAGGACTGCGCATTGCCTTTAGACACAAAGCGTGCTCAAACAATCGCCTTCTCCTGTAAAGACTCGGGCCTCGACTCCGGCGAAATCGCTCCGACTCTCCGCTCCATGAACTTCTCCGGCAGCCATGCGAATGCCGGGGGGCAGATCGCCATCGCAATTCAGGAACGCGCCATCTGCGAGAATCCACTGGCCGGTCCCGATGGCGTGGGTGTGCGGGAAGACGGGTTGGCGTACACAGTCGAAGCGCGGCAAGTGCCGCAGGCGGTGGCTTTCAACCTCCGTGGCCGCGAAGGCGGATCACAACCTGAAATGGCCGACCAGGCTTCGTTGCGTTCGGCCAGCGGAGGCAGCAGCAGAAGCTACGTAGCTGCCATGCAAGTCCGTCGTCTTACCCCAACGGAATGCGAACGCCTTCAGAAATTTCCCGATGGCTACACCAAAATAAACAAGAAAACAGCGGACGGGCCACGATACAAGGCCCTTGGAAACTCAATGGCCGTCTGTTGCATGGAGTGGATCGGGAAGAGAATCCAACTCGTCAATCTCTTCTCCTGAGTTTTCCTCATCTTCCACAACTTCTTCCACAGTCTCAACCGAAAGTCCAACCACCTCAACCGCGTCCATCCGCAACCAACGGCCCAGGATCGTCGCTGGGGTCTCGGTCGATTCCGCTTCGGTCTCTTTGGTGTACTGCTCGAGATTAGTGATGATCGTGGTCGCTTCCTTCAGATCGATCGCGCCACCCATGATCAGGGTATCGAGATTCGCCATCAAGTCGTGACGGAAGGCGGCGTAGGCCGCTGTCTTCGACTTCTTCCGGTTCTTGTTGAACGTCTCGCCGATCTCGCGGAAGAGACGGGTGGCACTCGATCGCTCAGTCTCGGTGGGGACGAGTTTTGACAAAGACGCAACAGAAGCGACATCTCCCCCGTTCCTCGGAATCAACTTTGCGATGGCTTTAGGGAGCTTGGGGATGGCCTGAGTCTGGTCTTTCTTTGGACGGCCCCGTCGGCCAGCGCTGCTGGCCGTAGTGCGGTCGCCTTCGGCTGCGGGTCCGGGCTCCGCAGCTCCCCGTCCGCGAACCCGCCCTCCTGCTGCGCTCGCATCCGCGGGCTGGACTGGTTTGTCGGTTGAGGGGCTTCCCCCGGTTTGCTGAAGGGAAGTACGCCATCCCTTAAAGTGCTTTGCGCGCGCAGCAGTCGCTGGTGCGCCGTCAGGCCCTGGGCTCGCTGGTTCGAGAGAGCCTCCAACCGGTCGTCCGTCAAGAGGACGTGATTCGAACGCTGCTGTTCGGAAGGAGGTTCGGAGCTGGCGGGTGCGGGGGGTTGTTGCTGGCTTACCATCGGCAGCCACGGGATCACCGCCATTTCCATCCACTGCCGATGGTAAGCCAGCAACAACCC